TTCATCTACTAGTGTTGGTTGTGCTGTAGAATAGCCTTTATTAAAATCTTTTACTGTGTATGTAGATATATCTTCTTTACTCCATACTCTAATAGTTGCTACATCATTCTCTAGGTTTTCTAACAAGGTTAATGTAGATAATTGATATCTTCCGTTTATCATTCTATCAAAAGTCCAATTTAAGACATTCTCTGGGGTATAAACAGATAGATATGGTCTAATGTCTAGCTGTATTTCTTCTGCTCTGGTTTGTGTTACCACAGCAGGTTTATCCATGATTGCCCAACAAGTGCCATAGATAGATGCATTGATTTGCATTTCTCTAATTATATTGTCAAATGATCTACCATCTAAGTCTGCATCTTTTAGAAAGTTCTCTAATTGTTCATCTCCAGATAGACTTCCATAGTTTCTTGTAGGTGGAACTCTAAAGAGAAATGATGAATAGATTTGAACTACATTTTTACAATGATTATCAATAGGGGTATTGTTTTGCCTTTTATTATATTCTTCATCAGTTTCTAATACATATCTGTTTAGTAAATAACCATTCTGGTAGTCTTGACCGCCCAGATAAGATAATAGATGAAAGTTCCAATCCCCAAACTTTGACTCATAATCACTATGTCTAGTAGTTAGAAAATCTCTTGTATAATTAGCCATTAACTAAACCTCTTTGGTGGTGAGGGTTTGAAATCTCTTTTAATGGGGTATAAAAACTCAACTAAATATCCTAGTGCATCATTCATGTGATCGTAATTGTTTTCCTTATCTGGCAAACTCGTTCCTTCTTTATAAATTTGTCGTTCTATACTCTTTATCACATTCTTACAGTTATTTGCAATAAATAATGTTCTCAATCCTTTTGCATTTTTTAGTTTCGTATTAACTGCATTAATCCTATCTCTAATTAATGGATGTGCGTTTCTAACTCTTACATTATATCCTGCGTTTTTCAAAATACTTAAATCAGTTCTTCCCCCTGCACTTGTTTTTCTTTGCTTTGATGCAGGATCTGGATATACAAAGATGTGTTTACCAGAATAACGATTATTGATTTCTTCAACAAGTTCATCAGTATTGCTACTGTAAATGACAATTTCATCATACACATACAGGTTGTCTTGTTTTACTTCTGATATAACTGCTGATACAGGATCAATATTAAAATCTATTCCAATATGAATTGAGTTAGTTGTTGTTACATATTCGTCTATGACATTCTCTTGTCTATCAAAGTTGTAATATATCTGACCAGAATACTTCTCAAATGATGCCATATATTCTTGTTTAAATGTTCTATCGTCTAGGTCGTTCTTAGCTTGTTCTATTTCATTCTGTGATACTTGCCCACCATCCAATGTAGTATATTGGAATGACTCCCAATTCTTATCAGACTCTTGCCTAGTAAATAGATTATAACTCCAATTACCAAACCCTCTCGGTGTTCCTAAGAATAAAGCTGATCCTTCTCTGGATTTATCAGATAGTGTAGGTCTAAGAACTTCATACCATGCTCTCTCATCTACATCAGAGAACTCATCCATACAGATGAAATCTAACCCAACTCCTCTAAGTGAATTAAAGTTATCAGATGATCTTAGCTGTATTAATGATTTGTTTTTAAGTGTGATAGATAGATCAGAATAGTTTACTTTGCTTATCCATTTATGTTTAGTCATTTTCTCCACTAATGGATCAAGCATAATATCTTTACACATTCTAAATGTCGGTGCTATATACCAGACCTTTTTCTTTGGATATCGTGAGAACTTAGCTAATTCATTTAGGGCCAGAAATGTTTTACCAAACCTTCTTCCTGTAATAAGAACTCTAAACCTTGCTTCAGAACTAAATACTTCTTTTTGTGCTTTAGATAATGGCATTCTCCCACCTAAATTTAAGTTGGTGATATATTTTTTGATCTTGCCTTTTATCTCTTGTTTTCCAACCTAAGGCATTAGTTGATAATGGTTTTGTTTCAGATACTTTTTGCCACCCAACTGCTTTCATACTTGATCCACTTTCACTTGCTAAAGTGTAGGTTATTATTTTTTTTCCACCCATAGCTTGCCAGATTCTCCATGCTCTACCATACAGATATGAACAAGCATTTTTAGGTGCAGGATCTATTATACAAACTCTCAATACTTCTAAATTAAATTGACTATCTAATCTTCTAGATAATGGTCTGCCACAGATAGCTACACCAATAATCTCATTATCTTTAATACAACCTATTGAGAACCTGTGTCCTTGACATTTTTTATTATGTCTATGATGTAATTCTACAAAATTATTAGCTTCTTTTAGTGTTAATGGTACACATTCAAATTCTTTGCTCATTCTACATTAAATGGTAATGGTGAGTCATCATCTTCCATCATTCCATTGTCTGATTGACCTAATATATTCTTACCTAACCAAATAGCCATAGTAGAATTACCACTCTCAGCAATCTTCCATTGTATCTGTCTAAGCCTAATTTTTTTCATACTTCTGCCTTTTGTCAAAAATTCGAAATAACCCTGTCTAATAGTTGCTTCACTACAGTTAAAAAACTCAGCTATCTCTGTATTAGTACACCCAAATGAAGCAAGTTTCTGTACTTCATTAGCATCTATATCTAATTTAGGTCTAGCCATTTAATAACTCAGCTTTCTTTCCTGTGTAATCTTCCCATCTTTTAATGATTACATCTATATATTTTGCTTCGTATTCCATCATAAAACAAATTCTATTTTTTTTTTCACAAGCAATAAGAGTAGAGCCACTACCACCAAAAATATCTAAGACCTTTTTATTTTTAGATTGATCTGATAAAGCTATAGATATTAATTCAACAGGTTTCATAGTTGGATGAACAGTATTTTTCTGTCTTTTTAATTTCCAAACATCCCCTCTTAAAGTATTTTGTCCTCCATAATCACCATAGTAATATATTAATTCATGCTGTTTAAAGTATTTATCTAAATGCTGTGCAGGATTAACCTTATCCCAGACTATCATCGCTTTTGGTTTTCTACCTATCAACTCCATAGCTTTTTTGAAAAGGTGACTATATTGCCAAGAACAGCAGACATACATAGTTTCACAACTATATAAAGTATTTGTTAAAAAATTAACAAAGTCATCATCATTCATTTTGTCGTTTTTTATTTTACCTTTTTTATCTTTAACACCTTCATAATCAATATTATATGGAGGATCTGTGAAAACCATGTCTGGTCTAGTTCCGTCTAGTAGTTTTTCTACATGATCTATTATACTACTATCCCCACACATCAATCTATGTTCACCAAGTTTATATATATCCCCTAATTTAGATTTAGGCTCGTCTGGTAGTTCTGGTACAGCATCATCATCAGTTAGTCCTGCTTTTTCACCTGTAATCAAACTCTCTAATTCATCATGGTCAAATCCTGTAAGTTCTAAATCAAAATTTGCATCTAATAAATCAGTAAATTCTTGTTGTAATAATGATATATCCCACTCACTAAACTCGTTTGTTTTGTTATCAGCTATTCTATATGCTTTAGCTTTTTCTGGTGGTAGATCAGCAATAGTAACAGGAATAGAATTTAGTTTTAAAAGTTTTGCAGCTTCATATCTACCATGACCAACTATAATAGTTCCCCCACTATCAACTACTATGGGTTGTTGAAATCCAAACTCTTTAATTGATTGAGCAACCTTTTGTATATCCCATTTTTTTCTTGGGTTTTTTATGTAAGGTTTTATATCTGTTATAGCTTTGTCTAATATTACCATTAATGATATGTGATATTTGGTTGTAACTTAAACCCCATGAGATCCATTACTAACTGCAATCCTTTTTCAGCATCTGTTTTGCTATCAAAGTTTGCATATCTAATAAAAGCTGAGAATGTACCATCACTTTCCTCTACTATGATGTAGTTCTCTGGTTGTGGCTCATGTTCCATAAGTGAAACATAGTTTATTATAGTTTGTTTGCAAGTTCTTCTAACTTCTCCATATAACCTCTACTCCAAGTTGGTAGTCTATGACCTTTAGAATACATTTCAGCATGACTTTTTAATCTGTATTTTTCTTCATCATCTCTACTATATTCTTTGGGTTTTTCATCTAGA